TGACATAGGGCCAAGAATCCTATATCACCTTGCCGAGAACCCCGAAGTAGGGGAGAAGTTGGCGAAGCTGTCAACGATCAATGCGCTGCGCGAGATTGGGAGACTGGAGGCGAAGCTAGAAGCGCCTACCGGGGCAGCTAAACCTGTGTCGGTGTCTAAAGCACCTGCACCGATTAAACCGATCAAGGCGATGGGGTCAACATTGGATAGCAAAGTCGATAGTAACGGGGAATTCCACGGTACTTATGCCCAATGGCGAGCCGCACGCAAGGCCGGGAAAATCCGCTGATTCCATTCTCATTATTTAAGGACAAATCATGTCGAATAATCTTTTGACTATTTCAAAAATTACTAATGAAGCTCTCATGGTTTTGGAAAACGAACTCACCTTCACCGGTGAAGTTGACCGTAACTATGACGATCAGTTTGCCGTTGTTGGCGCGAAGATCGGTAACACCGTTAACGTTCGCCGTCCGGGGCGCTTCATTGGGACTACGGGCCCGGCGCTTAATGTCGAAGACTTCAACGAAACAAGCTGTCCCGTAACTTTGTCCACCCAGTTCCACGTCGATACCCAGTTCACGACTCAAGACTTGGCGCTGTCGCTGGATATGTTCTCGGATCGTGTGCTGAAGCCCGCGATTGCTGCGATTGCCAACAAGATCGACCGCGATGGTTTGGTCATGGCTAAGAACAATACCGCGAACATCGTCGGTACTGCCGGAACTCCTCCGACTGGCCTGATTACCTACCTGACTGGCGCTGCGTACCTCGACAGCGAAGGCGCACCGCGTGACGGTCGTCGTTCGTGCATCGTTGAGCCGTTCACCTCCGCGACCATCGTGGACAGCCTGAAAGGTCTGTTCATGCCGTCGGCTAAAATCTCGTCGCAATACGAGAAAGGCTTGATGGGTACGGACTCTGCCGGTATGAAGTGGAAGATGGATCAGAACGTTGTCAATCAGACGTTCGGCTCTTACTCGACCGCTACCCTCGCTTGCGCTACCACGACCGCTACGGGCTTCCTGACGACTGGCTGGGCTTCGACCTCGACCATCGCCCTGACCGCCACTACCGCGACCGCTGGCCTCAAGCAAGGCGACGTGATTCAGATCGCTAACGTCTACGCTGTGAACCCGCAGAACCGTCAAGCCTACGGCTCAAACAAGCTGCGTAACTTCGTGGTGACTGCCGATGTGACTGTCGCTACCAGCGGCACGACCTCTGTGACTGTGTCCCCGGCTGTGATTACTGCTGGTCAGTTCCAAAACGTCAGCATCTCGGCTACCTCGGCTACCGCTGTTGTTACTCCGTTCAACCAAACCGGCGTGGTTTCGCCGCAGAACATCATCATGCACCGCAATGCCTTCACGGTTGCGATGGCTGATCTTGAACTGCCCGAAGGCGTGCATTTTGCCGGTCGTGCAAGCGACAAAGAACTGGGCATGAGCATCCGCGTTGTCCGTCAATACACCATCAACAACGACTCGATTCCGACTCGTCTCGATGTGCTGTATGGCTGGGCCCCGTTGTACCCGGAACTTGCCTGCCGCGTCGCAGCTTAATAACTCACACAGAAAAGGAAACGACAAATGTCTAATCCCGGCCCAGCATCAGCAACTACTATCCACCCGTCGAATTTGGCGACCAATCAGGCGATCCGTCTGCTTGCCTCTGCGAGTGCTGTACCTCTCTCGCTTACTGGCGATGCGACTGTCACCCTGCAAGTCAACAACACGACCTCCTACTGCGTGCAGAACGTAGCCATCACCAACGCTAACAAAGACGTTAGCGCTGGTTACTTGGCGATTTGGACTGGCCCTGCGGGAACGGGTACTGAGATTGTGACCAACGCTGCTCTGACTAGCAACACCAGTTCCGCGTATGTGACCAACTCGACGGTAGTGTCTGCTACTAAAAACGCCAACCTTTCGGCGCAAACTCTGTATGTCAAAGTAGGTACTGCCGTCGCCGGTGGTACTGTAGACATTTTTGTCTACGGCTACGACTTCAGCGAGTTTTAATTAGCAACGTAGAAAAGGGAAAGCCGCTTCCAAAAGGGGCGGCTTTCTTTCTTTAGAAAGGGCGAAAAATGGTTAACACCTCAGTGATTAGAGTTAGTGGCAAGACGTTTGCGCTTGACCTCACTACCTCGGCAAGCACCGCATTGCTAGTTAGCGCGATCACGAACGATCAGACAAACTATGTGCAGTTGCTCAATACCGGAACTGGTATTGCGGCTGTTGAACTGTCAAACAGCAGCACCGTAGCTACTCCGGCAATTCCTTCGACCGGCAATGGCAGCACCAGCTACATTCTGCCCGCTGCTATGAACTACCCGCTGTTGATTGCAGCACCGAAAGCACCGTTCTATCTCAAGGCTATTAGTTCCGGCACGAATACGCTCTACATTGCCGCCGCCCAAGCCGACTAAGGGGCTGTTATGGCTACGACACCAAGCAACGATACTGCTAAGACGCAGACAATAAACATTCTGCCGGTGCAGGCTTTGTTTGGGCCTGAGCCTACTCATGCTTTGATTACGTTTATCGGGCCTGCTGGAACACCGTTTAGTGCACCGATTGATCCGAATCCATCCGGGTTGAACATTACTAACAGCACGATCAATAGCACCACTATTGGCGCTACCACTCCCTCAACGGGCGTGTTTACCAACGTTTCGACAACGACCGGAACGGTTACGACAACGCCCGCTAATGGTACGGACATGGCAAATAAAGCCTATGTGGATGCCGTAGCACAGGGTTTGTCGTTTAAGCCTCCCGCGCTTGTTGGTACGACCGTTAACATTACTCTGTCGGGGCTGCAAACGATTGATGGTGTAACTGTTGCTGCTGGCGACAGAGTTCTAGTCAAGAATCAAACAACGCAAGCGAATAACGGTATCTATGTTGCTGCATCAGGTACATGGGCGCGGGCTGAAGATGCAAACACCTATGCAGAATTAGTATCGGCATATTTGTTCATCACTTCGGGATCGACGCAAGCAGGACAGTCTTATGTTTGCACCAGTCAACCCGGCGGCACGCTTGGAACGACTGCAATAACTTGGACTACGTTTACCAATAACGCAACCTACAATGCGGGCACAGGTCTTACGCTTGCAGGCACAACGTTTTCAATCACTCCTGTCGGCACAGCAAGCACTTACGGATCGGCATCACAAGTGCCGGTTATCACGACAAATGCTTCGGGCCAAGTTTCGGCTGTAACAAACACCGCGATTGCGATTACCAACACCGCTGTTTCGGGTCTTGGCACAATGTCCACGCAAGCAGCTTCGGCTGTTGCAATTACGGGCGGCACGATTACTGGCACTTCGATTGATAGTTCTGCTATCGGTGCGACAACTGCGTCAACGGTGCGTGGCACTACGATTACCGCAACTAGCCAATTTACAGGCGCAGGAACTGGTCTAACGGGTACGGCAAGCGGTCTAAGCATTGGCGGCAGCGCAGCTAGTGCAACGACTGCAACGACTGCGACAAACGTCACCGGCGGCGCGGCTGGCTCATTGGTCTATCAGACTGCGGCTAGTACGACTTCCACGCTAGGTCTTGGCACTTCGGGCTATGTCCTGAGTGCTGGCGCATCTGCTCCGCAATATGTGGCGCAATCAACGCTTGCAGCGGGAACGGCTACGACCGCGACCAATCTTGCAAGTGGTGCAGCAGGCTCTGTTCCCTATCAAACGGGATCAGGTGCTACCTCAATGCTTGGTCTTGGGACTTCGGGTTATGTATTGACCGCAGGCGCAAGCGCACCGACTTATGTTGCACAGTCTACGATTGCCGCAGGATCGGCTACGACTGCCACGACAGCGACAAACGTTGCTGGTGGTGCTGCCGGTTCATTAGTTTATCAGACAGGATCAGGCGCAACTTCTACGCTTGGTTTGGGCACGACTAACTATGTCCTGACAGCGGGAGCATCTGCGCCGCAATACGCTGCACAAAGCACCTTGTCTGTGGGGTCTGCAACGACCGCAACAAATCTAGCAGGTGGCGCGGCTAGTCAAGTGCCGTATCAAACTGGATCGGGTGCTACGACTTTCCTTGCAAACGGCACAGCGGGTCAGTTTCTTAAGTCAAACGGGGCGAGTGCGCCTTCGTGGGGTGCATCCACGATGGCTATCACGGATGACACAACGACCAACGCAACGCGATATTTGCTGCTGACTGATTCCACGACTGGCGCAATTTCAACGCAATACACCAGTTCGACAAAGATCAGTTTCAATCCTTCGACCGGATATTTGACGGTTACAGGACTGAGCAGTCCGACGATTGCAACCCCAGTATTGTCGGGAACGGTTACAGGCACGTATACATTAGGCGGCACGCCGACGGTTACTAATCCGACGGTTACAAACTACACCGAGAGCGTTGTTGCGATTGGTACGGTTACAACGACTAATACCATTTCGTTGACTAGCGGAACGATTCAGACTGCTACGCTTACCGCATCTACAGCTTGCACATTCACTATGCCGACCGCTACTGCGGGTAAATCGTTTATGTTATTCCTCAAGCAAGCTGCAAGCACGGGCAACGGTACTGCGACGTTTACTAGCGTGAAGTGGGGAACTGCTGGAGCTCCGACGATCACGGCAACGGCTGGCAAGATGGACATTCTGACGTTTGTCGCTGACGGAACTAACTGGTATGGCTCAATCGCTCAAGGGTATACGCCTTAATGTTTGCCGCTAAAAACTTTTTCCTTGCTGGCGCGGCGGCGCTGCCAAAAACTTCCTCCGTTACTTATCTTGTTGTCGCGGGTGCTGGCGCTGGAGGCGCGTGTTCAACTGCCGCAGAAAAAGGCGGTGGTGGCGGCGGCGCGGGTGGCTACAAAACGTCCACGCTATCGGTTTCTGCCGGAACAAGCTACACGGTAACAGTTGGCGCTGGTGGTACTGGGCAACAAAGTTCGGGCAATGATGGCTCAAACTCTGTATTTAGTTCCATCACTTCAACGGGTGGAGGCGGCGGTGGCTACGGCTTTGGCGGCTCAGGCGCAGGCGCTCCGCGTGATGGTCGAGCCGGTGGCTCGGGCGGCGGTGCGGGTGGTGGCGACTCTCCCGGAGGAACTGGCACAAGTGGTCAGGGCAACAAAGGTGGCGATACGCCGGGCGATCCCACGGGTGGCGGCGGCGGCGGCGGCGCTAGTGCGGCAGGCGCAAACACCGCAAACAGCGATCCAAACGGAACGAATGGTGGCGCAGGAACGGCATCCTCCATTACCGGATCGTCAGTAACCTACGCGGGTGGCGGCGGCGGGGCGGCATACTACGATGGCGGCGGCGCAAACGGATCAGGTGGATCGGGCGGGGGCGGGGCAGCAGGATCGTCCCCGGTTGCGGGAACGGCAAACCTTGGTGGTGGCGGTGGTGGACGTGGAGGCACAGGAGCAGCAGGTGCGTCAGGTGGATCGGGCGTGGTAATTATTAGCTACCCCAACACTTATGCTGACGCAGCAAGCACGACCGGATCACCGACCTTTAGCAACACCGGTGGAAACAAAATTTACAAATTTACTGGATCAGGGACGATTACATTCTGATGGCACATTTTGCTCAACTTGACGGTGACACGGTTATGCAAGTGATTGTGGTTGCCAATGAAGAACTGATGGAAAACGGCGCAGAAAGCGAAGCCAAGGGCATCGAATTCTGTCAGTCGTTATTTGGCGGCGAATGGAAGCAAACCAGCTACAACGGCAATTTCCGCAAAAATTATGCAGGCATTGGCTTTACTTACGATGCCCAACGAGATGCGTTTATTCCGCAGAAACTTTATTCGTCTTGGGTGCTGAACGAGGCTACTTGCCAATGGGATGCGCCTACTCCAATGCCGACCGATGGCAGATATGAATGGAACGAAACAAATCTTTCATGGGTGCAGATATGAACCTGCAATGGGAAATCCTTGGAATTGATGCCGACGAAAACGGGTTAATTACGAGTGCAAATTATCGGGTGACGGCAAGAGGTTATGAGCAAGTAGCCCAAAGTGAGGGACATTGGTATTTCACCGATACTGTTTCGAAGATTCCCTATGAAAGCATACGACAACAAGATATCATTGTGTGGATCGAAAAGGCCGACGAATCCGGCAGCATTGCGGCAAATCTTGAACGGCAATTGTTGGCGCTGAACAAGGAATCGACCGCGCTTCCGTGGATGAAAAACGCCTTTCAGCCGTTCAAGGAATAGCTATGGCACAACCGATTGACATTATTAGCCGCGCCTTGAAGGACATAGGTGCGCTAGAAGCTGGCGAAACGCCCTCTTCGGATGCCGCGCAGGACGCATTCGATATGCTCAACGACTTAGTAGATCAATGGTCGAACGAGCAGATGATGGTTTTCTACAAAACCGAGATCATCTTTCCTGTAGTTCAGAATCAAATCCAATACACAATCGGGCCGGGTGGTCAAGTTGGCGCGACATTTATTGGCTCGATCTCAGGGACTACTCTGACGGTCACATCTATATCTGCCGGTGCGATAGCTATCGGACAGACTCTGAGTGGCACAGGTATCACCGCGGGAACGACCATCACGGGCTTTAATTCGGGCGCAGGCGGCAACATTAACGAGGCGGGTACGTACACCGTCAACGTGTCTCAGACTGTCGCCAGCACCACGATATCGGCTTACTACCAACGCCCTCTAGGTATCAATTCTGCCTTTGTGCGGGTGACTACGACTAGCAATGGCACGCCTATCTATAACGGTGGATTGGATTACCCTGTCGGCGTTTTGAACGTTGAGGAATACGAGCAGATCGGCCTTAAGAGTTTGAACGGGCCTTGGCCTAAAGCGCTCTACTATATGCCCGGCGAACAGCTAGGCACGATCTACGTGTGGCCTAATCCTGCACAGGGCGAAATGCACTTGTTTGCAGATACCGTATTCGCTCGATATCAAACGATGTACGACAACATTGCTCTGCCGCAAGGTTACAGCATGGCGCTGCGGTGGAATCTTGCCGAGCGCTTGATGCCGATGTATGGCAAAGCCTCACCGACTCAAATCACAATGATTAATACTTATGCCGCGCAAGGCAAAGCCACAATCAAGCGTACCAATATGCGACCGACCCAAGCTGCGAGATATCCGGATTCCCTCCTTGTTGGCAAGATGAAGGACGCGGGCTGGATATTGTCCGGCGGGTTTATGAGGTAATAAATGCCGGATTTCGGATTTGTAGGGGCTAGTTACGAAGCACCTAGTATCTATCAGGATGCACAGGAGTGCATTAACTGGTATCCCGAGGTAGACCCGACTAAACAGCCGGGTGAGCGTGGCGTGGTGGCTCTATATCCTACGCCCGGGTTAGTCTCGCAGATCGTGCTGCGAAACCAGCAAGAAGTTAGGGGGATGCGTACCCTGTCGGGTGGGTCATTGTTGTTGGCGGTCTGCGGGCCGTATGTCTACACAATGGACTCGACCTTTGTTCCGACAATGATTGGGCAGCTTAACTCGTCATCGGGGCGCGTTGGTATTACGGACAACGGTTTGAATGCTTACATCGTGGACGGGTCTTATCGGTACACATGGCGCATCGCAACGCCGTCCGGCGCTCAGTTTATCGGGTCGATCTCAGGCACGACTCTGACCGTTACCCTGATGAACAGCGGCACGATCACGACTGGTCAGCAGCTATTTGGTGTTGGCATTACGGCAGAAACAATCATTACAGCGACTGGTACAGGATCGGGTGGGGTTGGTACTTACACCATCAACATCTCGCAGACTGTGGCATCCGAGACAATGAATTCGGTGGTGGTGGCTTCGGTAATGACTGCCTCAATCTCTAGCGGTGTATCGTCATTCACGATTACCAATGGCGGCACGAATTACATCAACCCGATTATTACATTTAACACGCCTAGCGGTGGTGTGGCGGCGACTGCAACGGTGACACAAACTGCGGGTGTCATTACGGCAGTTACAATCACCAACCCCGGCAGCGGCTACAGCACGACAACCACTTTCACGATTGCAGACACGCTAGGCGGGACTGGTTCATCCGGCGCTGGTACGGTAACCATGTCAAACCTTGGCTTAAACGTCACGGCAACTTCGGGAACTTTGTATCCCGGTCAGACAATCCAAGGCGCAGGCATTACAGCAAACACCATCATCACAGCGCTAGGCACAGGCACAGGTGGAACTGGTGTTTACTCTGTCAGTCCTGCACAAGCTATTAGCAGCGAAACGATGTATGCGTTGAACTTCACGGTTTTGCCAGCGTCGGATCGTGCATTCTCAGGCGCATCTTCGGTTGACATTGTTGACAACTACATCGTTTACAACCGACCGAACACGCAGCAGTTTGGTGCTACCTCGGCGCTATCGCCATTCTCTCCGGCGCTATCCTTTGCAAGTAAAGACGGGTCGCCTGACAACTTGGTGGCGATCATGGTCGATCATCGAGAGGTGTATCTGCTAGGTGAAGTTTCATCCGAGACGTGGATTGATAGCGGGACGTTTCCTTTCCCGTTGCAGCGGATACCGGGCACATCGACGCAACACGGCATAGCGGCAAAGTTTTCTATTGCTAGGCTAGGCAATTCCTTTGCATACATCAGCAAAAACAACCGAGGCGATGCCACGATTGTGCAAATGAATGGCTACATTCCGCAGCGTATAAGCACGCACGCGGTAGAGAACTCGCTAGAAGGTCAAGTCATTAGCGATGCGATTGCGTGGTCATATCAGTTAGAAGGTCACGAAGTCTATGTTATTTCGTTCCCGACTTTGCAACTGACATGGGCTTACGACTCGACGACTCAGATGTGGTTTAAATGGCTGTATTGCACCAACACCAATCAGTATCAGCGGCACAGAGGCAACTGCTCTGCATTTTTTCAAAGCAGCACGCTTGTCGGTGACTATGAAAACGGCAAGATTTACGCATTGAAAAATGATGTGTTTACGGATGACGGTCAGCAGGTGCGTCGTTTAAGGAGATGCCCGCACATTGTTACGGACTTCCAACGGCAATACTTTGACGAGTTACAGATTCAATTCCAACCGGGTGTTGGCGCAGAAACTGGTCAAGGCAGCGATCCGCAAGCAATGCTGAGATGGTCAAACGATGGTGGCTCTACGTGGTCGAATGAGCATTGGACAACTATCGGGCAGATCGGCAAGTACAAGAATCGTGCGATATGGCGGCGGCTAGGTACTGCGCGGGATCGTATCTTTGAAGTGGTGGTAACCGATCCCATTAAGTGCGTGATTGTCTCTGCGAACCTTAAAGCTACGTCAGGGGACAGCTAATGTTACCTACCTCACAGACACAACCTTATCCGCAGTCTGAATTCCTCGATAAAACGACGAACCGCCCGACAAGGACTTGGCAGCAATTCTTTATCAACTTGCTGAACTTCTCAAGCGCGACGAGCGCAACGGCTGGCAACTATGTATTGCCGAGCAAGCCTGCGGGCTTTATGAACGTCACGGTTAACGGCAAGCAGTTCAAAGTGCCGTACTACAACCAATGAATCTAATTATTAGCGAAACGCCTAGCCGTGAGCAGATAGACCACTTGCAAGCAGAGATGGTCAAGATGCCGCAGGTTGAACTGCAAACGGATCATTACTTTGCGGGCGGGATGTATTGCCGTCGCGTGGCTCGACCGGCTGGAACGACGATTGTCGGCAAGGTGCATAAAAAGGCGCATATCTTTCTGTGTGCTGCTGGAGAAATCATTGCGTGGTCAGAGAAAGGAATGGTTACTTTGAAGGCTGGCGATGTAATTGAATCGCAACCCGGCACTAAGCGCGTGACGTATGCAGTCAAAGATTCAATTGGCATCACAATTCATCAAACCGATAAGACCGATTTGGATGAGATTGAAGCCGAGATTATTGAGCCGGACGTAATGGCGCTGTATGACGCACGAAATCAGATTAAACAAGGACTAATATCATGACATGGGTAACTGCTGCTGTTGTTGGTGGTAGCGCTGCGTTAAACGCATACACAGGATCAAAGCAAGCTGACGCAGCTAAACAAGCAGCACAACAGCAAGCTGATGCGGCTAACAGCGCTATTGCACTTCAGCGCGAAGAGTTCAACACAATCAACGAGCAGCAACGCCCGCAACGCGAGCTAGGCTACAAAGGCGTAAGTCAGATTTCGTCAATGATGCCGTATCTGACGAGACAGTTTGGCCCTCAAGATTTGCAAGCAGGACTAGCGCCTAACTATGACTTTATGCTTAGTCAAGGGCAAGGTCTTAATGCGGCAAAAGCAAATCAAGCCGGTGGGATGATTGGCGGCAATGCTTTGCAAGGTCTTAACCAGTTCACGCAAGACTATGCACAAAATGCGTATCAGAAAGCGTTTGAAAATTTTTCAAATAATCAATCAAACATTTATAACCGTCTTGCTGGCATTGCAGGCATCGGACAGGCGGCACAAAACGCTGTTAACACCGCAGGCAGCAACATGGCAAATAATGTGTCAAGTCTTGGCGTAGGTGGAGCAGCAGCTACAGGCGCAGGATTGGTAGGCGCGGCTAATGCTTACAGTAATGCGGCAAGTAACACAGGCAACAATGCGATGTTGGCTTCGCTTATGTATAAACCTGCGGTTACTCCGCAAGGTCAAACATATACAGGTCAAAGTGCCGGTGGTAATACAGCGCTTCCTAGTGACTGGAGTAATCCCGGAACAGGTTTGGTACTGAAAAGCTAAGGATAAATCATGGCAGATTTTGGATTCAACACAAACATTCCGCTAGGCATACAGCCAGCTAAGAATAATCTTGCCGACATGGTTGGCACAGCGGCTGGTCTGCAAAGTTATCAGCAAGCGCGAGAACTAAACCCGATTCAGCTTGAAGCTGCACGTTTACAACTTCAGCAAGCGCAGCAGATAAATCCTTTGGAAGTGGAAGCAAAGAATTTAGCTGTTTCAAAAGCAAGGCAAACGTTGCCGTTTGAAGTCAAAGCAAGCGAGGCAACTTCAAACACCGCACAATCGCAAGCCAATGCCGCACAATTAGAATTGATGCACAAACATCAAGGAAATTTTGCCCGCGAATCGTTGAAGCTATTAAATCGTCCTCAATTATCTGCGGAAGATATAGATGATTTTTTGGTTAAAACCATTAGAAATGCAGGCGGAAACGATCAAGTTATTGCACAGGCACGATCTGAAGTGCCAACAACAGGAACGACGGCAGATCTAAAAGCATGGTTAGCAAGGCATTCACTTAATGCGTTAACTGCGGAAGCGCAAATAGAAAAA